TTATCGATTTGGATCAATTATACGAGCTAATTCAAAAGTGTTATTGTCATATATTAATTCAAATATTGAACAATTCCCAAAAGGAATGGCTTTCTGGATAATTTTTTGATCTACATGTCGCTGCAACCATAAATATATACTTCCACCATGAGATACAACAAGGCTGACTTCTGATGAAGTAGCAGCAATATCATTCATCGCTTCTTCCATTCTTTTACTAACTTCAGTATCTGCTTCTCCACCATAAGGAACATAAGCTTTTCCATAGCTTTTTGTCCCTTTATCAGGATTTAAAGGAGCTGGATTTAATTTAGCATTTTGTCCTTCATACAAACCAAAGTCCCACTCAGAAAGCCTCTTATCTCTTGAATATTCCCCATCCTTTAAATTAGTGATGATTTCTAACGTATCAGATGCTCGTTCTTTAGTAGATGAAAAAGCAAAATTGAATACGATGTTTTCATCCATAAACCATTGCTTAGCCTTCTTAGCTTGTTCAATTCCCAACTCTGTTAAAGGGGAATCCCAAGAACCTTGATTGAGCCCTAAAACATTTAGTCTAGTTTCACCATGCCGCATTAGATAAATTTTCTTCATCACCAGCTCCTTAAAAGTTTAGTTTTGATGTTTCAATTATAGCAAAAACCCCCACCGAAGCGGAGATTTATCTATTAAGAACAGAATATTATTATAAGATATTCAATTATCAACTATAGGTACAAATAAATAGCTGTAATAATTTGAACGAATAAAATCACTGCAAATGGTGCCATAATAACCAATATCACAAGGCCTGGTCCACCTAGCCACTCCCTGCCTTTATTTCTTTTCATACCATATCCTCCCTAAATGAATGTATTAATTACACAACACTTTATTTTTGTAAAGAGAATACTTAATAAAAAGCCCCTCAGTACTGTACTGACGGACTAACAATATTGAATAGAGACCTATTCAAATACCATCATATTTTATTTATTAAAGTATGTCAACTAATTGCATTATTTAACAAAAAAGCTCCCCCAACCTGAAAAGGGAGCTATATCAAACTCTTTTTCTTATAAAGCGCATAAGATTGGTTTATGTGAGCTTGATACACTTACATTATAACAAAAAAACCTCTTGAAATACACGAACGCACTACAAGAAGTTCTGCCAGGCATAGACATTGATTAGAAACTTTACTCTTTTGTAAGTGGATTGTATAGCTGCCTGACAGAGTCAGTATAACACAATAGATTAACAATAGCGAACCATACAAAAAAGACACCCGATATGTGAGAGGTGCCTTTTCTGATGAACAGCCTAGAAATAAAATCACGATATTACTAGGATTCGTATTCGAGGTCTGACTTCGTCGAAGTGAAGTAGCCTACGAACACCCTTACTATAACACTAATATGTCCAATAGCATAATGATACAAAAAAAACACCTGCTTAATGCAAGTGTTTAGAAAAAGATGGCTTCTGATTTGGTCAAAACGAAGCTAATATTATTATATCAAAAAAAGCCACGTTGGCAAGACGTGGTTTATTGATACATATTATTTAGATTGTTGTTTTTTGCCTCTAATATTATAGCATATTAAAACGCCCACATAAAGCGGACATTCTAGATGAATACCCTATTTATGAGCAAAGTAATTATATCAGTTGAATTAAGTTTTGTAAATCGATAACAAAAAAAGCATATCCACTTTTTCGTTAGATATGCTTATTATCATACTACAGTACATAACGTTACATTGAAATTTGGCGAATTGATTGATTAGATAGCAATTTTATATTATCTTTCATACTTTGAGCAGGAAGTGTGATAATTTTACTATCAGTATTTTCTTTAAAAATAGCTTCAACCTTTTTCTCTTCTGTAAATTTATTATTGACATTATCAATAATAGCAATGTAGTCTGTATTTGGTCGTGTGCTCTGAAGAATACGAGTATCCATTGTAAGAAGTTTAGCTTTATTTAGATCATTACCATTGCCGATTACCCGCATTAATTTTCCTCTATCATTTGTCGGAACAGAGAAATCAAACTGAACAGTAATCCCACCTTTTCCTGCAAATGAAGGATTTTTTTCAAAAAGAATGTTATTTTGTTTTAAAAATTCTTCTACATCCTCAAAAAACATGTTTTTTACTTTATCATCTTTTAAAACAATCATGTCATTTATTTTCATAATTGCTTGCAACAACCGTTGCTTAACAATCGGGAAATTTTCAATATCTGTTGTGATACATAGTTCTCCATCCTTACATTCGACTCCCAATGAATCAACTATGTCATGTAAAATTTTTTTCCGTGTTTTCGCATTACCTGACAGTGAAAGCCCTTGACTTTCGAGAGCATCTATAGTCCACCCATCATCAGTCACAGTAATAGAACCATTATTATGAAATTCAGCATACATAACAATATAATCAAAATTAGTATCATAGAAAGGACTATCAATTCTTACGATATTTTTTTCGATATCTTCAAACGTATACTCTTTCATTAGCCAATCAAAATATGAGCGTTCTAGAAGGTTAGCATTTGACATTGTTTAGCCCGTCCTTTCTTTTATTTTCAATTTATTAATAAAGGAACTCACTACATCAACAATATTGGAAATATTTGGAAATTCTTCTATAGATAGAGCATAAGCCATAGAATCTCTCTTTTTATATAAACTTGAATATATATGTATGTGGTGCTGTCCTCTTTCAAGAATAGTTCCATCTGGATTTTCATGTTTTGGAGGATTTATGTCAACTCTAGCAAGATGGATATTACTATCTTTAAATCTCAAATGTATACTATATCTATCCCCTATTCTTCCTCGTTGTATATGTAGAATGTAAAGAATATCATTATCTTCATCGATAATTTCGGTTGAGCTTTTTATTGGATTAACTTCTAGCTTTGTTATTTTATTCCAAATTTCCTGCATCCCAAAAAGTTTTTTAGGAAATTTTATGCTATCAATTAATTTCTCAACCTCTTTTGAGGATAAATTTTTAGTATCCAATACCTATTCCTTAATCTTTATCATATTATTATTGTATCATAAACCAATTAACACTATCATATTATTTGATTATTGTCAACAACAAAAAAAACCCCCAGTCACGGAACCGGGAGCTAAGAAAAACAAAATTAGAAGCAAGCTTCTTCTTTTGGTACTTATATTATATCACTGTTCAATCTATAGACAAAACAAAAAGCTGGGCCAACCACTCTTTGTACAAAAAATAATCAGCTTATATTATAATCTCATCTTTTTCTCTAAGGTAGATAAGTAATCTTTATCAATTTTACTGTGGCTTTCTTTAATCCTAACAATTTGTTCTTTTAATTTTACAAGTTCCTCTCTCTCATTAAGAAGATCTTGATGTAGAACCATTTCTTCTGCAAACTTTTCAGAAGATTCAGTTTTTTTCATTATCTCTTGTCTTGGACCATCAAGAAATTTCAGAGTCCTGTAGTAAGGAATTATTCTATTTAAAAGAGTTACATAATCCATCATAAAATCATGAAGATACTCTACTTCTTCTTTATCAAATACAAGCTCAAGCTGCTCCGCTTTTAATTTTATATTTGATATATATCGATAAATTTCTTCAGTATCAATCTCCATATTATCAGGAAAGTATTTCTTGGACAAAAAATAATCATCAATTAATACCATTACTTTTGAGTACATTAAAGAAAATGGCTCTGGTGTAGAAGATTCCTTTTTTAAAATTCTATCTAAAAGTTCCTTACCATTATCGTACATACCCAGTAACTTTTTACCTTCCAAATAACATTGAGAACGTTTCTCAAATAACTGATGTTTGTTACTAAGCTCAATCTGTTTCTTTGTTTGTCGTATTGCGAAGTAAGATAATACTACTGCTGCTATTGATACGATAGCTGTTATTATGTCAGTTATTTTTATGTCATTCCACATTTAAATTTCTCCTATATAATCTTTTCATTATAGCAAAAAATACCCCTAACCGTTATGGCTAGGGGTAATTTATTTTAATAATTTAGTGTTTGACCTGCATAAATCAAGTTAGGATTTTGAATGCCATTACTTGAAACAAGATGCTGCACAGTTGTGCCTAAACGTTGTGCAATAACTGAGAGGTTGTCTCCGTATTGTACAGTATAAGTTCCAACTGCTGCCGCATTTGAGCCGCCTGAGTAGCTGATTGATTGTCCTGCATAAATAAGGTTAGGATTACTCAAAGCGTTCTGACGTGCCAATTCTTGCCAGCTTGTACCCCAATTGTAAGCAATACTGCTCAATGTGTCACCATATTGTACAATGTGAGTTTTATTGCTTGGACTTGGTTCTGGAGTTGGTTCTGGAGTTGGATTTGGTGTTGGTGCTGGATCAGGTACTTTTCCATCATATCCATTATCCGTGATACCTGTAAGGTCAATATTACCATCCAATCCACCTGCAACATAAGTTGAGGTAAATTGGAAAATACCAATATCATCCATACTTGGGAAGAAATTCCAGTTTGGAGTTGGAGTTACTGCATAATTTGGGTATTCCGCAATCCAAAGAGATTTAGGGAATTCTTTGATAATTCGCTTGTAATCAACGTGGGCTAATGTATAAGGCTTGTAGCTGTAATACATTGGTGTATATCCTGCTTCTTTCACACGGTGCATTCCGTAAAGAATAGCATCAGTATTTGTTTGAATTTCCCAAGGAGTACTTGCATAAATTGGTTTACCATTACTATCATATCCTGTCAGAAGGGATGCTGCGGCACCACTCTCATAATCCAAGGCTACAATAGAGCCTTTAGGTGTAGCAATTTGAGGTAAGTAACGGTCAAGCGCCCCCTTAGCAATCGGAATCGAATTCCCCACTTCATAATAAATATAACTATGTGCTCGTTTCCCTTGTGCCAGTGTATTTTGAACCTGACTATTATAAGTCAACTGGTCCACATAAGCCCCGCCATAAGTCCCACCAATTTGAGCGATTGAGAACTTGTCATTGGCATAACCGAAGTTTCCCTGGTAGCCGTTATAAACAGACCAGTCGACACCTTGGTCACCTACTGCTGCAAGGGCTTGGCTCGTTGCTCCAAAACTCGTCAGAGTTAGAATTACAATTGTCGCAGCTTTAATAATTTTTTTCATTTTCATCTCCTATTTTCTTTTCGTCAATGTTTTCAATCTTTGCCCCTTTAGATTTTAAGTAGGCAAAGAGTTCTTGAAGCAATGGATTAATTTGACAGATCAACTGAATCATTCGTGCAAAGAAAAACACTAGCGATCCATTGATCACTAATGCTATTTCGTTGTTATATTCTTTTACCCCAGAAAAGTTATAAAACTCAAACACTCCCCAGAATAATGCAATTGTCACTAAATCAATGACAATCCTTTTTTTCAATGGTGGGTCCATTTTTTCTCCATCCTTAAGCCATGTTAGACCTAGAATGATTAAGATTAATGCTGAGATTCCCAGCAAGTTATATTCCAATTTTTATTTTTCCTCTCTAATCATTAAAAGTTTGAGTTGATTAATCAATAGCAATGGTTATAAAGTCATTCATGTATTGCGTAGGTGCAACTGCTGCTTCTGGTAAAATACGCAAAACACCATTCACAACACGTACCCTTGCCCCGATATAACTGGCATTATTACCATTCATTATTACCGTTGTTGCATCTCCAGTAGAATTTATAGAATCCGCACCAGTTAAGCTACAAACATCTTTCCATCCCCCTGTCGGTACATTTGCCGTTATTGACAGACCTGTGCAGCTGATTTGCAATAGCCCATTTTTCACCCGATACCATGCATTACCATTTATTGCGAAACCTGTTTTTGCTGTCAAATTTCCTTTTGGTAAATCACCAGAAACTTCCAAGCTATTAGCTTTTAAATCTTCAGTAAAAGTTTTTTTGCCTTCAATAGTTTCATCCCCTGTAAGGTGGACTACTTCTGAATTATTGGCAATTCGCTGCCATGGTAAATTGAACCCAAGCGAAGTATTTCCAACACGGTAATATATACCTCTAGTCGCATAATCATATAATGTTTGAAAAATCCCACTCGATCCAACCATAGATCGAACAGACAAACGAAAAGCACCAGATACTCCTTCTGGTGCTCCTGTTACTACAGTTGGTGTTTTCTTTGAGAACTCCCCTTCTTTTTTGTAATCATCAAGATTTGATCCTTCTGGGATATCTTGAGAAATAACCAGATCATTAACGACTTTAAATTTCGCATCAGTTTCTGATTTAGTATAGAAATCCCCTGCTTCAAATTTTTTCAGTGCATCATCCACAGCTTTAATTGCACCATCTGCTGTATCTTTTACAGTATTTTGATACTGCGTAATCTTTAGTTGTAGCTCGCTAATCTTATTATTGATGTCTGAAAACTTAGCATCAGAATCAGAAATATACTTATCAGTGATTTCATGGAGTTCTTGAACAAGCTTATTATATTCTGTGATAATGGATTCTGCTTCTCCAGCATCTATATCTGCATTCTCACTAACAAAAATATCTATTTTTCCAGTTGTATCCCGGTTTTCATCTTTTTGGAATGAGAAATAAGCTGTCTCATACCGGCCAGCAACACTAAATGCAGCACTTGGAAAAGTGTAATCAAATTGCCCTTGTTTTAATTTTTCTGTTTCAGTTTTAACACCGTATGAATCAAAAATTTTAGATTGTGAGCTATTTGTTACTCCCTCAAAAGTTATTGTAAATCCTGTGAGGTCCACTGGCACATCTCTGTTAGAAATATTTACAGTGATTGTCTGAAGTCCTCCATCTCCCACACGTCCAAGAACAATAGAATTAATTTTTGTATCTTTAGTAAGATCCAGGTTAAATATTTTATTCGCCATTCATATTTCCTCTTTTTTCTTCAATCTCTTTTAATTCTTCAAAGGTCATGTCATTCAATACAAGTCTATCTTCTTCATATCCTCTGCGTTTTGCTTTGATTTCCCAAGAAAAATCTAAATTGGGAGCTGATGACTTAACGACAAATTCTTTGGAATTACGACTTGAAACATAGACATATCCCTCACCGTAGCTTTGTAAAAATACTTGGTATTCATAATCAACGGTATTTACAATATCTGAAAAAAGTTCTTCAATTTCAATTACAACTTGACAGTTATCATCAGTTGTAGAAGTTCCTATATCCCCAAGATAAGATTCAGCTGTTTCATAAGCTGGTGTCTCCCTAATACCACTTCTTGTTGGATGTACGGCATTCTTCTTACCTAAGACACTTAAATCACCACCAAAACGTGCAGAACCAGTTGAGCTAATGTTTCCCCCAATAGTAAGTGAGCCAAACATTTCAGCTCCACGAGCCATGAATACATCTCCAAAGAGAGCCACTACTCTGTCACCATAACTTGTAAGCCCGATATCTATACTTGCATCTCCCCCAGCTAAAGACAGATTCTTCGTCCCTTTCATATAAATACCGGGTTTATCTTTGTACGGACCTGTTTGAAAAAATCCTATCTCCTTTTTCTGGTTATCATAAAAAAGCATAGAGCCATATTGGATTTTAAATCCTGCATTAGTGTAATCAAAAGACTGGAAAAGACTATTATTTAAGTCGAAAAGAATTCTATCATTATTACCCGCAATCTTTCCTTTCTTAAAGAATACTTCCCCAGTATTCAAGTTGAGACTTAGATTTTCACCGTTAATCTGTCCCGTTGTAATCATAGTTGCATTGATACCTGCTCCTGTCATAGCATTTGCAAAAGTTTTACCACCATCAGTAGAAACTCCAATACCTGCAGAATTAAATATCACAACATTATTTGCATTCTTTTTATCAATTGCAAGAATTCCATTGGTAGTATATTTAAGTTCTGTCTGCGTGCTTTGCAGAGCTTCTGTAGCTGCAATGATTGCATTATTCAACCAGTCGTTCGGAATAGTTCCATCACCATTGATTAAATCGTCCAGCACAGCTCCAGAATCAGCATCAGCTTCATTTTTTTGTTCAACCGCACTTAGTGAGCCACAGGTCACTTGGCTTTGGAGTCTATTTCCGTGTATATCATAAGAAATATTGATACTTACAATCCTGATTTTTTGAGAGAAATTCAAGGCTTCATCAACTGCCATAATATAGTCCCCTGGATTAGGCAAAGAATATTCATACCCAGATCGTTGCAAATCTTCTACAGTCAAAGCAACTGAAATTGAATAGGAATTATCTACAAGTTGAGTTATCTTGTTCAAAAGATTCTCTTTGATAGTGTAACGCTCGTCAACAAAAGGTGCTGCTTCTAATTTTCCATAAATTTTAGCTAATGGACTAGTATATTCAACTTCAAGTCTCCCTTTAGATGGGTCGTTTTCATCTTTAAAAGCACCAAACCCCTTGCAATACGTTACAAAATCACCAATATTAAATTCTAAATTTAACTCTTGCAGGTTGAAACCTTTGCGAACAATTGTTGATAGGTCATTACCATTTTTTTGACTTATTGTTACGTTTTTCCCATTTATAAAATACTCTAATCCAGTTTGATTAATGAAATTATTAAACAAAGATAAACGAGTATCCATTCCGAAACTTTGTTTTTCGAAAGCTTCGACAGAAACATTTAAAGCATAACTATAGCCACTATTCTTGAAAATAAAGTCAAGATATACGTTTGCAGTATGTGAACCGTCACTTAATTGTGTATATACTGAAGATTTTCCCATATGATAGAAAAACTCATGAATTGCATCAAATTCCACCGTTATGTCATTGCCTTTATCTGACGGTTGGGCATAAATTATATAATAGATTTCATTTTCAAATTCTAAAGACCAACCACGATCTATATTATTTTTCACTTCATTATTTGAATATATTGTTCCTGTTAGAGATTTCTCCCCATTCACAGCCCATTTAATGGATATTTCTGCTTCTGCTAAAAGCATTTCCTTTTCATGGTTTTTAAATTTAATCATAAGTAAAACTCCACTTTGTTTTTCATTGCTATTTTTCCTTTAAAATCAGTTGATACAAGCATTCTATTATCGTTATTTGGCATTAAAGTGAAATATTGAATATTTGTTTTATCATTGATATTCAGCTCATTTAATAAAAAAGATGATCCTTTTAATCTAAAGACATCATCTTTCTTTATAATAGTCGTTCCTTGGTAAGTAAACTGTTGGTTTCCCAGAGATAAGCTAAAAGTTTTAGCTTGATCAATGCTAGATATAAGTACAATCTCAAACGGATATTCGAGCTGAGAACAAGGAGCAGTTCCAGAATAAGCGATATATTCATTGTTTCTTAATTCAATATCTTCTGGCCATGTGATGCCATATGGTGTATCCGAAGTAACAAAATTTATTGTAATGCTATAAAGTAATCCTTTATCACTATATCCTTGAAAAGAATAATCAATATCTCCATCAATAATTACTTTCCAATGATAGCGGTAGGGAAGTTGTTCTTCACTTTTTTGAAAATTAAATCCCTTGGATTGTCCTGGACGTTCATAATGGTAAAGAGGAAAAGTTGAGTACATTCTACTAATAAAAAATGGCTCTATCCCACCAAATAAACCGTTTAATTCATCTTGCTTTACTTGGTCCTCATATTCGTTTTCAGCATAATAAAAGCCTTTTACAGTAATCTTTTTCTCGGTATGATTTGCACCATAGAAAATTTTTCCATTTCTGTAATTCACCGATTCACGTTTATTTTCAACAGTTGTATTGCTTGCTTTAACATCTGTCACTGTCACTCCAAGCATGGAAAGCTGCAAAGTTAAATCAGACTTTTCAATAAGTAAATCCATTTATATTCCTTTCCGCTTCTTGATTAATTTAATTCTGCTATTCTCTCTCGCATCCTTATTTTTGACATAAGTATAAACTTGGTCTCCGTCCCATTCTTGATAAACTTCCACTAAAACTGTAGAGCTTGGGGAATTCAAGACTTCTTGTGAAAGCGAACTTGAAGAATAATTTGCACCTCCAGCTATTGCTGTATTAGCATTCATAGTATTTGCTTGTAACTTACTTTGAATATCCGATACTTTATTAATCGCTCCAGAGAAAGAGACATTATTCATTGCTCCAGAAAGTTGATCCGCATAAGTCAGAACATCACTCTTGACCACATTAAATGCAGAATTTAAAGACTTGCCGAAGCCTCCCATAATTGCCTGACCTGCGGGTATAAGGATTTTTTTATCATAGCTGATAGGTCCTTTATTCTTACGAATCCAATCCCCAATTCCACTAATAAATTCTTTCCCTTTTTCCCATGCACTAGTCAAACCGTTAATAAATCCATCAATGACAGCTCGACCTGCAGCTAACAAATCTATATGTTTCAATTGATCAAATATATTAATTACAGAATCGATAATGTTTTTAACACCATCTTTTAGCCCATTCCACGCTGTTAACGCTCCATTTTTAATTCCATTTGCAATATTGACAACGCTAGACTTCAAACCATTCCATGCATTAATGGCACCATTCTTAATTGCATTTGCTGTGTTAATAACACCAGATTTCAAAGCATTCCATGCATTGATAGCCCCTGTTTTAACTGCATTTGCTGCATTAACAACTCCATTTTTCAGAGCATTCCAAGCCCCTATAGCTCCATTCTTAATGAAATTCCAAATCGAACTTAAGGCGGTAGATAGACCTTGAATATATGATTTTACTACGGTAACAACACCAGAAACAATCTGTCCAACAGCACTTTTAAGTTTATTCCATGACATTACCGCATCATTTTTCATTTGCTCCCAGTTGCCTGTTAAAAGGTCAATGAGCAATAAGATTGGAGTCATGACAACAACTTTTATAGACTCCCAAATACCTTGTGCGATATCTTTGATACCATTCCATATACCTGTAACTGTTGTTACAAACCCTTGCCATATCCCTTGTAGAGCTGTAATAATAGGTTGCATAAACGTGATTATGCTGTTCCAAACTGTTTGAGCTGTTTGAACAATACCTGTCCATAACCCAGAAAAGAATGTGCCTATTCCGCTCCACATAGTTTTTATATTATTGACTGAGGTTTGCCATGCTGTGGTGACAGCTGTCCAAACATTTTTAGCAGTTTCAACAATTCCGTTCCATAAATCTGTCAACGTCTTAACAAAATCAGACCAAACTTTTTTACCAGTTTTTGTCTGAGTAAAGAAATAGACAAGTCCAGCCACGACAGCTGCAATTGCTACCCCTATAAGTATAAATGGATTAATGGCCATTACTGTATTAAAAGCTGTTTGAATTGCTGTACCTGCTTTAACAACAGCATTATATCCTTTAGATGCTGCAGCAGCAATTTTACTGCTATTCCCTAACGTACTTAGAGCCTTCCCTAGCTTTTCCGCTGATTTAACTACATTAAATGCCGTTTGAAGTCCTTTAATTGCATTTGATACTGCATTAATAGTTTTAACAGTCCAAGCAAATGCTGCAAAGCCAATGAGTAAAGGAGTTAACCAATCCTTATTGTCGTTAACAAAGTCGAATAACGTTTTAAAAACAGCTACCATAGGTGGGATAGCTGTTTTTATGATCTGATTAAATATTGCGAAACCTGAAACAATGGCTTTCTTACCTTCATCAAAAAGTGTAGAAATACCATTCTTTAACCCTGCATCTTTTAATGCATTATTTATTGTTTCAACTGTTGTTGCCAAACCATTTACAACAGCATTTTTCATGTTTGTAAAGGAAGTGTTGATGCCCCCACTTGCTGTCCTTGCAGTTTGAGCAAATCCATTTATACCGCCATCAAGTTCTATGAACCGTTTATTCAATTGATCCATAGTAATATCACCGGATTTTAGTTTTGCATAAAGATCACGCTCTGCACTTTTACCAGTAATGCCAAATGATTTGGCCACCTGTGTTAATGCATATGGCATGGTTTCTTGGAGAGTTTTCCAACTTTGTAAGTCTACAGAGCCACTAGCCAACATCTGACTATATTGCTCAACACCGCGTGAAGCATCCGATGCACTGGCTCCAGAAGCTAGGAAAGCATCATTTAAAGCTGTAGCAGTTTGTGCCCCTTTTGTAGCACTTTTCTCTAATATAGCAAAGCTCTGAGCACTTTTAGTTAAGTCTTGGAGAGAGGTAGGCAAACCATCCACACCTTTTTTTAAGATACCCACAGATTTATTAGTATCATCTGTAGTAAAGCCCATTTGCTTCATCACTTTAGGATAAGCATTCAAGGTATCAAAACGTCCTATCGCTCCGCCTACGCTATTTTTAAGTACATCTATACCTTTAGTAACAAGACCCACTGCACCGACTCCGACTGCAATCTTACCAATCGAAGAATTTAAAAGGCCACTTTTTTTAGTGACACCATCTATACCATCACTGGTACTATCAAAAGATTTATTTATTCCTGAAGAGGTTTTTGAAGCAGTACTCTCAGTGTCTTTCATAACCTTTTTATACTCAGAGTTATCTGCACCAATTATGGCTTTCAGTGTTCCATCTGCTGCCATTATTTACCTCCCTTCGCAAGCCGTAAAGACAAAGCACGTTGCCGTTCCGCAAAGTCTTTTCCTGTTATCCCCTTATTTTGAACTGGCACAGGAGGTGCGAATAAATTGATAATTTTTCTCTCTTCCTTGGGCTTGTTCAAAACTTTTTTCATTTGAGGTTTTTTAGCATTTTCTACATACCTATGATTAAATGCATTCACAGCTAATATTTCTCTAAAATCTAGTTCTCGAAGAAGTAGCCCCTCAACAAGTGCTTCTAGCTCCCAGTGATAACAGCTCATAATAAGATTGATATCTGTTAAACCTTGACGTGCGCAGTTTTGGATTAATGAACGTTCACTAGAGTATCCAAAATAGCTTGCAGCCCCGCTTGTTCGTCCTTCTGAGCTGGTTTGAGTTGAGCTTTTGCTTTCTCCACGTTCTCCTTGAAGATGTGAAGCTTGCGCATGAAAAAACCTGATTTTTCAATTTCTTCAACCATCATATTTACCAGTTTATCCAGTCCTGCACCTTCATCACCTTCGCCTAAAAGTTCTGCTTGTTCCCCGACAGCATTTAAAATAGCTTCATCCGGTGTATTCTTCCCAGAAATAACCTTGATGATATCGTGAAGAGCGGAGTCATCACCACTTTTTAAACGTGAAAATACAATACCAGCTCCATTGTCTGCACCTTGTTCTGTTTCAAGTGCTTTATTCAATCGAAAAACAAGCCCATAATTAAACTTAATTTCAATATCTTTTTTTCCTACAGTAAGATTAAATGACATAATTTTTCCTCTTTCTTTTTAATGGGCCTCCCACCCTTTCGGCATTATCGTTTACTGGCGTAAAATAATCTATTTAGCGTTAACTGTTGCTTCAGTATCCGTTGTTTCTACACTATTAACCTTAGGTGGCTGCGTACCGTCATTAATATTGTCATAGTCCCCAGTAGTTTCTCCTGGACGTTGGTATTTATAAAGTGCATCAAGTTCAGCCACATCTTCATCAGACAATGGGAAAGTTCCATCCTGCAAAACACCAACAATATTAAGCGTATAACTTAATTCCACCAAGTCATCCGTAGGCTCAGAATAGCTCAACTCATCTGGAATTCCATAACCAAACATGGCTGGATAGGCTTTTACTCCCTCCCCTTCCTCTTTTCCTACTGCTTCATCAACGATTACACGCCAAACTTTTACAGACTTACCTTTGATTTTTGCTTCTTTTACAATATCGCCTGCAGGATCGCCTGGTGCAAAATATTGTGTTAAATCAATAGATTGCTCATCAGTTGATTTCATGATTAAGCGACCCATTTTAGTTTGTTCATCTACATTATACCCACCGATAGTTAACTCACCTTCAGTTTGCCAAGCTGGATAAATTGCAGGGCTACCAATAGGATCATCTACCGATTGGATAAAGTAAAGAATTTTCTTACCGACAATTGCCTTTGCATTGGTTTTGGAAATGCCGTTATTAATAATTTCATTTGCCATATTTTCTCCTCTAAATCACGTAATCCGTGACATTAATAATGATGTGATAAACTTGACGACCAATTGAATTGTCAACAAGAATATCACTAGTAATATTTTTCCTTCGTCCAAGAAGTGCCTTTACTTGATAGGACATATCTTCTGCTACAGCTCTATCTTTGTCCGATAGAAAGACATCAATTTGTAAGTTCGTACTTATAATAGCTGGACCAGTTTTTGCACTCATTGAATCATCATCAAAGTGATTTCCTATTACTACAAATGGTTCTGGTATTTCTGACCCAGGTAGCTTGAAGTAAATAGGCATACCGAGTTCTTTAAGACGAATTTCTATATTTTTCAGAAATTCTGTCATTGGACTATGTTCAGTCATTCAACCACCTTTTTAATTTTCTTCTTAAATTGAGCACGTTCACTTTCTACTGCTGGGGTAAAGAAAGGTTGTGCTTTCTGATAACGTGTTCCCTTATCCACCCAATAAGAATAAGGTGCTTTGCTTCCAGATTCGGCTGTTAGTTCATCAATTTTTTCGGAATATATCCTTCTGCGCATTTCCCCAGTATCCACTGCAGCTTTTTGCTTTGCTTTTCTTTCAATATTTGAAGCAGTTTCTTGGACAATTTTTCCAATAGCTTGCTGTGTTGCCTGAGACTTATTATTTACATCCTTAATAAATTTTTCAGCCCCAATAAAGCGAATACTCATTCCTTTTTTCGCCATTAAATCACCTCCAAAACAGTTGAGTTATGGTGGAAATGCTGTGCCATTGGTTGATATTCTTTTTTGTTGTAAATAATTCTATCCACAACATATTGTCCTTGGATATGAATTCGGAAACCTGTTTTTTTAAAGTTTCCAAATCCAAGGGATTTATCAGAATAAGAAAAAGAAGATACAGCACAAACTACCTCTTCTTTTTTCTCCTCTTCTCGTTCTCCAAGATATCCTTCAACACTTTTTCGAGTGATGATTGTACAGCGTTCGTTATATCTCATATAAACCTCGCTATTCCACGTCCCCCTGTTTTTTGACGGTATTTATCAAGATAAACAACATAATCCGATAAATCATTTTCAATCCATGAGCTGGAAATATCATTCTCAGATGATGTCTTTTTACCTTCATCACCAATACGATTGAAGCGCCTTACAGTCAATTCTCGAACAATCCAGTCCAAAGCTTCAGGATAAGCTATATTGTACATGCCGTCTTGATTGATAAATCCTGTCAGTCTGTCTTTGCTATCCTTAATAATAAGATCAAGCAAGTCATCTTGTTTATCATCAGAAATATTCAAGAGTATTTTTATAGATTTTAAAATATCATCACTTGCCATCATTACCTCCTATTATTTAGTAGCTTCAGCAACTGTGACCGCACATTTATCTGTGAAGCCCCCATCTCCCGAAGTTCCTGTAATATCTGCAGAACCAACAGCAACTGCAGTAATTGTTCCATCTGTCCCTACAGTAGCAATAGCTTCATCAGAAGATGAATAAGTGACAGATTTGTTAGTAGCATTTTCGGGTGTTACTGTTGCTATAACTTTTTTAGTATCTCCGACCTTCATTGATGCAGTTTTCTGAGACATTGTAACTCCTGTTACTGGAACATTAGAAGCAGCCTTAGTAGTAAAACTTGGTACAACTGTACTTTCTTCTTTTCCAAGATAAGAAACCGTAAATTTATCATATACAGTCTCAGGTGTAAGCTCTGAAACCACAATATTTGTCGTTCCGTTATCACCAGCTGATTCTGTATGTGCTACAACGGCGCCGTTATTTTTAACTTCAAATTTATTTGCCATAAGCCCTCCTCATTTCACATTAATTGTCACTGTTGTATCTGTTGCCGCAACATCACCTACTGTTGGCTTAGTTGCGGTTACGCTTTTAAAGAAACAGATACTCCATCCTCTTTTTGTTTCTTGATAAAGAGATCATGATAGAGACGATTTTGGTAAAGGTAACCATCCCCTTCGGTATGTTGTCCAGGAGCGAAAAGATAAATTGCATTTTCTTTTACCACTGGAATAACTGCTTGTTTAGCAACCAAAATGAAATTAATATCTTTGGCTGTATCTTTTGGTTTGTATCCATCTGAAAAATCATATTCAGTTTTAAAACGTGTATCATCCCAAACTTCGACAAGTTGAACACCATCAATAGATGTTACACGTGATTCAAGTGCTGTTGTACCTACATTTTGGTTAGTAATTGATCGAGTAAATTCTTTTGAACGTTCCAAGAAATCCATGACTTCACTAGATACAAAACCAATGATATTTTGAGCACCATACTTACGTATAGGCAGCAGTGCAGCTTTTAATTGTGTATAAACATTATCTACAGTCAGTATTTCTTCCTTAACATGTCCTGCATCTGTTGCCATTTTAGAAAAACGGTAAGCATCAATTTCTGGTTGTACCTGTTCTTCAATGAATACCTTAGAAATGTTAGACACAGCTAAGTCTTGATTTGTTTCATCAACATCTTGAGTATCAACATAGAATTCAACATCACGGTCTTGGCCCATTGTATAAACTTCTTTGTCATTACTGTAAGTTCCGGAATTAAACCCTTTAGATCGACTATGAGCTTGCAGCCCTGAAGTTGAAATTGTTGTGAGTGTGAAAGATTTACCACCATTTACAAGATTTACTTCTGGAACTCCTAAAATCGAAGTCAATAAACCTTGGTTAATTTTTTGATCGAATAGACCGCCGTCTTTTTTGATGTAATTAATTGTCATAATTTTTCTCCTATAATCCTAGACCTGTTTTGAGATCATTTTTTTCTGTTATTTGTGTGGTTGCCTTTGGTGTTGAGCCTTTAAGACTTTCTTGTACCTTAGCTTCTACTGCTTTATCAAATGCTGTTTTCAAAGCAGTGATATTACTTTTAGTAGTTTCTGCATCATCAGAAATAACCATATCTACAAATTCAGTTGGTAAGCTATTTTCTTCTAGCTGTGTTTTTGCTTCATAGCGATACTCACGCATATTCAGCTCTTTTTCACGTTTCTCAAGTGTTGCGATACGTGCTTGTTCTTCGGCTTCTTTACGTTCAGCAGCATTCATTTTGGCTAGTTTCTCAGCTTCAGAAACTGCTGCTTCTTTGTCTGCTTCCCATTTAGTTCGTGCTGTTTCAAGAGCCTTACTAATTCGCTTATCTACTACTGAGTCAAACTCGGATTGATTAGCAAACGAAATAGCTTCTTGCTCTTCATCTCCTACTTCTTCCTGATTATCAATTCCTAATTCTTCTCCTTCAGCAAAATGTTGGAGATTAAGCTTAAGTAATGCTTTGCTACCTTCTGTTGTAAACTTCATAATTCTTCCTCCTAGCCCATGAATGCTATTTATTGCATAAAATTGCCCCATGCACATTTGAAAACCCACACACGGCACAATAAAAGCCCACACACGCTTAAAATTTATTTGCCTAGTTTAATGACATTCGACAGGTCATATTTTATTTAACAATTGGCATAATCGTACTTCTACAATTAGGGTGCATTGGTGGAGCATTCAATCCCGATTCATAGTCAGCTAATTTAAATTTTTCTCCATTTAAATTGCGGCAAACTTTACTGGTTCGGGAATCAATTTGAGATAAATACTCGTATTCCTCATATCCAAACTCCTTATAACGGTCGACTGTGGTCTTTGTAATAATATGAGTTGTCTCAGTCCTTGCTAATGTTTCTGCTTGGCTGCGTGTCACATTGAAAGCTTGTCTCAATCTTCGTGCTAAATCTATTGCGGTTTCATTTCTGATAAATCCTGCTTTTAATTCCTCCACTAGCTTTGAAACTAATTTATCTGTATCACCCCAAACTCGCTTAGAATAATTAGATCCTAGCCACGTTGATTCAACAATAGTTTTTATCTCTCTTAGATTGACTTGACTTTCAACCGATAAAGTTAAATAAACGCTTGTCGCAACGTCAACTAAGTGAGCTTCTAGACTTTTATCTAATGTACTGCCCATAGAATAAGAAATAGCTTCCACTTCATATTTCAAAGCTTCTAATCTTCTGATTTGAGCACTCGCATATTGCTCATTAAGTCTTTTCAATAATTTAGGATCTTTAGCTTTTTTAGCTTGTTCTCGATACTTTTTAGCATTGGCTACATAATCTGAAAGTTCTTCTTCATTAAGCTTTTGCATAGCTTTTTCATAAGTTAAACCATTGTTATTTCCATATTTTTCGTAAAAAGAAAAGATGGCATCTGCCACCTCTTTACTTGTTTGTGTAAATAAATCTTGAATTTCGTAAAAGAAATCCATATCACTCTTATCTGCTTTAGATAATATTTCTTCAGTTCGTTTTTTCCAGTACGCACTATTCTTCTTGGCCATCTTCTGACTCCTCTTGCTTCAAAGTATCTGCTCTAGAAAAACCTTTGTTTAAAGTAGAATCAGTCTGATTGTTTTCTTTTTCATCTTTCAAACGTTTTAATTCATCAGCAGCTTCTACACCAGTGAAAGAAGATAGTAATGTTAATAAGGTTTCATCAGATACCACACCATAAAGTTGCTTAATAACAGTCACTTTTTCATCTTCATTTTGTGGAATATTAGGGGTAAACTTAATTGTAGTGTTATTGATTTCATCAAGTGTTTCATCTTTTAGCTTACCTTTTGTAGCTGTTGCATTTCCTATTTTCCAGAAATTACCAAGTAGTCTTAATCTACGCATTATCCCTTTTGTTAGTAAGCGAATTTTCGTTTTAGTGAGATTATCGTTTCCCATTAATTTATACTTCATAGATTCTCCAGATTGTGTACCTGAAAAGTTTTGATCGCTTGTATCTGGAGTAAAAGTAAAGCGTAAAATATCATCTACTAAGCGACTTTTATATGCTTCCATACCAGAAGAATCATAAGTCTTGGTAAGGTAAAATGCTGTTGGAGTTGGTCCGTCTGGATCATTATTATTATCCAAAATTAACATTCGAGCTTTCATCATGCTTTGGAGAACATCACTAGACGAATTTTCATTAATTATTGGATTACCATTACTATCTGTTTTTACATTTCCCTCTTCATCTGTTTCATACTCAGGTTCCGTACCTGTCATAGGATTACCAACAATAACGAGATAAGCATCACTCATGTCTTGTTGAAAGTTTGCTAATTCTGATTGTGACAGATCATAAGCATCAATGCTGTCAAGAACCGCCTCATAATCCCCTGTGCGCTCCTCATTGTTCCGATATTCATTAATCGGAACCGATTGGAACTTACTTTCAGCTTCACGTTTATACTCGATACCATAAAAATCTAAATTATTCGCTTCATAATAATAAATTTTGTCTGCAGTATAAACTTCAACAAAGCTTACACAGTCACTTTCAGAATATTTTATTTGATATATTCTTACACCAAAGAGTGAATTTTTTGCGATTGTATCATCATAAACTACAAAAGTATTTTCTGGTTGTAGTTTCGTAAGACGAGGTTGCGACTTTTCATCAGAATAGATAAGCTCATAAGCTCGGCCATAAATACTTAAATCTGTTTCAAGTAATCCGTTATGATAATCTTCATTATTCACTTTCTGAAAATCTTTGATTTTTTCCATCAAATCTTCATCATCATTACCATACTCAATAGGGTTACCCAAAATATAACCTTGCATAAATGTTGTGATATATTTTGCCCAATCACTCGCTATTTTGTTATCTGCTCGGTTTTTATCTCGTCCAGTATCTCGGTACTTAATATTATTATCAGCAAGATAATATCTTTTTAACTCATTTAGGCGAGGAAGTTGGCTGTTTAAGAAGGTTGTAATATACCCCTCTAATTTTTCGGTCATTTCACTATTTGCCATGTCCTCTTTATATTTATCAAAGAATTCTGATGCCATAATAAAGTCATTATTGGCATAACTTTTAAATCTAGAATTGCTCAAAAATTCAATTTTATTATCCATATTAATTTCCTAGTCCTAACTGCTTAAATGCTTCCATTCTGTCCTTGACAGGTTTTTTCGGTTGAATAAGTGGCTCTAATGCATACCTCAAAGAATCAATAAAGTGATTGTCTTTGTCAATAGGCTTATTAATGTATTGCCCTGTCTGCTTGTCTCTGTCATAAGCATAAGAGTTAAATTCTGCTATTGCGTTAACGCACTTAGGAAGAATGTGTATTTTAAAACCTTGCATAAAATCAATACCATACATAATACTCCCTTTACCTTTTCTAGCTGGCCTTATTTTTCTTATTCCCATCGTTTTTAATTCAGCAATCAAACGTTGCTCTGCACTATCAGAAATGATCTCTGAATTCTGATATCCGTTAATTACTAACCAATTAAAAATGTCTTTTGTATACATGCCTTGTTTGTAGAGTTCATTAAAAACATAAATATCCTTTGTTTTTAGATTAACTGCCGCTTCACTAAATGCTGTTGGATCGTGAGTAAAACCAAAGTCAAGGCCATGTACTACTATAGAATTCTTTAGCACTTTTGATAAATCAAATTGCTCTACAACAAAATTTTCAAATACTAGTCCTTCAGCAACTCCCCATTCCCCATCAACAGCAACCTTTGCACGTCTTGGATTTTTGACTTTCATTTCTTTAAGTCTTTCAATATAGCCTTCGTCAAGAAATGGATTGTCTTTATAAGTAGTTGTTAAAGCAATAGAATCTTTTTCTCGTGTTTCTTCATCAAAAAAGCGTGATTTAAGCCAGTGTCTTTCGTTCCACGGGTTAAAAGTAAGAATTGTTTGATAAAATCCATCTGGATCATCAATAAAACCACGTAATGATTCATCAACAGTATCAAACGCTTCTTCAAGTTCTAGCTGGTAGGCTTCTTCTACCCACATACGGCAAAGATTTCCAGTTTCAACGGATATGGAAGTGATAGAAAGTGGTTTATCAGCACCTCGGAATAATATTTTTTGTCCTGTAGGTTTATAAGTAATCTCTGGTAAAGAACTATTAAATTTAAAAAGGCTACCAACTCCCATACGGTTAGCAACCTTTTGTATCAGCGTAAATGTTGATTGTCTGTTAGTATTGGCATATCTTCGAAGAATAAGCCAGTTAACATATGGTTTCGTGACAATATCTACAATAACCTTTATTGCAGCTGCTTCACTTTTTCCGCTTCCACGAGAACCCTTATATACAATATATCTTCGCATTGAATGAATAAGAGAGGCATAAGCTGGATCAATCATTTCTGTTAAATCCCAATTAATCTCCATCTTTGAACCCCTTTATATTCACTGTGATTTTACGAGAATTTCCATCTTCCATTAAAGATGCTTTTTTCTCGATAATATCAGCTTCAGCAGTAAGCTTTCTAAGCTGTTGTTCCAATAGTTTGTCATTACCTGGATAACGCTTAAGAAGTTCTTTCATAGCTTGTATTTGCACTTTAAAGTCAGGAGGTTTCTCAACTTCTGCATAACCTTCTGCGTTAGCCACTACAACTGTTTCTGTTATCTCTGCACTAGCTATTAGACTAAGTCTTTCAAGTATCTCCTGTGCGCTCATAATACGCTCCGAAGCTAATTCAGCCATTTTCTCATCTATATATTTTTTTATGCTCACATTTGCAACTAATTTATGCGCATTTCCTCGAGCATAACTTTTTGAATATCCTGCTTTAATAGCTGCTTTTTCAGCATTTCCTAGTTCAATATAATAATCAGAAAAATCCTGCTGCTTCTTGGTTAGTTTCATACCTCCCTCCTTTAGATATGCAAAAAGCCGCCATTTCTGACAGCTTTATTTAAATCTCTTATCTATTTTTTTATAAATATATCTCAATTCAAATAACGAAGCTATTAATAATACGAAAAGTATTATTATAACTTGAGTCCAAGATATACTTATTAAATTTAATGTTTTTAATGCTAATACGGCTACCGCAAGAAATAACAATATCTCTACCTCAAAGTAATTTAAGTTGTTTAAGTCTTTTATTAACTATTTTTCTAGCTTCTTCAAATTTAACAACATTTTCTTTTGAATCATAGTCATTTATTTTTATTTTAATAATATCCATTGGTGATATTTCATATCCTGTAAAATCTGATTTCAATCCACAAACCACATAACACAAATAATACATACCCACAAATGAATTATCGCTAGGATTATAAAAGTATTGTTGTGTCTCGGCTAGAATTTTTATCGTTCTATCTGAACCATATAACAAAACTTTTTTTTGCAACTCTGATATCTGTTCAGGAGTTATACCTTTTTGTCCACTTTTGCCCATTTCCATAACTAGATTTGACCAGTCCTCAAGAGTATTTGCAAGTTCTGATCCCTTTAGCTGTCTAAAAAATATTTCTCTTTGTATTTCTTTTTCACTATTTTTTCTACTCTCTTCCACTCTCAACCCTCGTAACAATTTTGGAAGATCTTTAAAAAAATATCCAATAATTGTCAAGCCTGCCAAAATTAATAACAATAAAATATTACTTAGATTACTCATATTTTCCCCTTTAATTCTTTATTATTTAAGGATACTATAAAATGTCTTTAAATTCTACAGGTAATATCTTATTAAAAGATTTCTAAGTATTTTCTAGAGTCAGGCACTCCTGTAAGTACCTGCTATAGGGATTAGCGGATTTGAACCACTAACCGTTCGCTTAGAAGGCGAATGCTCTATCCTTTTGAGCTAAATCCCCAAATAAAAAACTGAACACGAGATTTTTTCAACATGTTCAGTTTTTTCACGAATAGCTTGAAGCTTCAATTGGATTAATATTTCAATTAAGAAATTTTTCCCAAAATAACGTTCAAAGTATCAAGTTGAGCACGTTCAATTGTTGGCTCATCTTTAAGGAAAGCACGCAAAGCTGCTGCTCCTGTAGCATCTACGGCAAGTGATTTACCTGTAGCAGTGTTCATAACACGAAGTGATTTATGTCCTTCATTAACTCTAAATAATTTAAGCATATCTATTTCCTCCTCTGGTTGTGGATCTGGATCTGGAGTAGAATCTCCTAATCGTAATCCGTATGCAAACGACAAGCCATAATAATCTGACCATGCAAAACTGTCACGTGTTACATATTGTCGTCCATTGATATTTTGTTGAACAAGTGTTGGCTGTGTAGGTTCTTCGACGATTGCAACGTGACCGTAACTTCCATCTGAAAAGACAACAATATCTCCTCGTTGGAGTTGACTACGATTTGTAATACGTTGAACTTTTACTCCCGCATTTTGCAAAGCAGCAATATTACTTGCACTTCCTGTATCAATAGCGTTACCGCCCATACGAACACCATATGCAGTTTGAACAACATAGACAATCAAGTCCATACATTGACCACCGTACATGCCATCCATGTCTACAGTTTGACCAAGCTTAGCTGATGCTAATGCCAATAAGTCTGCCATTTCCTACCTCCTTTATTTTTTATTCGCTTAAGATAAATAGAGGCCTCTTAGTTATCTTAAATATATTATAGAGCTAGATTTTAAATTGTTCCAGGTTACAAAAAAAGCTGTCCATTATGACAACTTTTTAGTATCAAGCACTTCCCTGTAAGTACTTCTAATAACTAATCAAGGAATCGAACCTTGACTATGATACCAACCTTAGCTACTTAAAAATATTTAATATTTAAATTCACCTACAGTACGGAATCCAATATTTTTAAATGAACTCATTTCTGCTTGGTTAACATCTGTAGTTTTAAAGTTTTTTGCAAACTTAGCTGCTGATACACCATCCAAACGTGTGAGTTGTTCACCGTTAAACATCCAGATTGAACCATTCATTTTAGAATTTTTGTCGTTTACTTTATATAAAATCATCTCAATTTCTCCTTCATCTGTTTCTGAACCTCCACCAGATACTGGTGTATTAAATAATGCTATTTCTGCGTTTCGACGTCGTACCAACCCTGGTTCATGAGCTGATCCTTTATTAATATATTTAGGCAATGAAGCTAAAATATATTCATTAGATGCATTTCTATCCCAACCGTCATTTGCAAAAACACCAACTCCAAGATTGTATGTGAAACTCACCATTGCGTCAAATTGATTCTGATTAAAGCTTCGTGTGAAGTAATCATTTACTGCTTTCTCATACTTTTTGAGATCATTTTCAAATGTACTATCTGCTTGTGCTTGTGACCACCGAGTAACACCAGCCACAAGGTTAGTGTTTCCCTTAGGTTCAGCATGGCCCCAACCAATGGTAATCATACCGTCATTATTATCATAAGCAGTTAGAACACATTTTTCGAAGTCTTTAATCAGTGCTTTACCTTTTGGACCTGTAGATGTTGCTTTACCACCACCTCCAGTAGAAGGAGGAGTAGGCTTGCCATCATTACTTACGATACGTAGTCCATCTAGTGATTCTGACCATCCGAGATAGCGCATTTGCCACCCCATATATCTTAGCAATTCTGCACCACTGGAATATGGTGTTGTACGATTACCACACGCAAATTCACTATCATAAATCTTTGTCGTAGTACCATTTGAATAGAACCAAGCAACATGCCCGTAACCTGCATATTTACCATTATCAATACTATAATAAATGGGAACCCATACATTATTGGGTGGTTCTTCATTGAGATGAGCTACATTTGTAGCAACATTATAATCCCAAGAAGCTTGAGCTGTGGGTTTACGATTAGGAGGGTTAACTCCGTCATCCACATAAGCTAAACAACCACCAGTCTCTCCTGGCACATTGATATTTGGTGTAACTAATTGTTTCCAACCCATTGTTTACCTCTTATATCTTTATTTTAAAAATTTGTGATATTGAGCGCTCATTAACATATAGAGTTTTACTTTAATGTCTATCACATTCATTATTATACCCTCCGATTTTTAATTGGTTTAGGTACAAAAAAAGCTTAATCAATTTGATTAAACTTCTTAATATTTATGAAACAATTTCAGTACTTTTAATTCAACCGAACATATAATTTGTGTTTTACCGAATTGTTCATGTTACCATTATCTCACTTAAAACAGGAACTAAACGGGAAAATTTCGGGAAGAAAACGGAAAGTAAAATCAATATAATGTTTCTCTCCATAATCCCTCTCTTAGTGTCTTTTTAAAAGCATCATATTGTTTCCTAGCTGTGCTTTCTTCCAAACAGACCCTTAAACCAACTTTATACCAAGAAAGTCGATATTTAAATCTTGCAATGATTATTTCTTTAACGAGTGTACCTTGAATCACTTCCATTAATTCATCAAGTGTTTGCTTTTGGTCCTTTAACTTCCCAAGTTCTTTATCTGCTTCTAAAATAAGAAAATTTCTTTCTTGAGGTGCTGTATTAGTACTTGTTCCACTACTTCCAATTCGTTCTTCATTTTTCTGACGAGTGATCCACATTGCACGAGAATTTATCTTCACTTGAAGCATTCCTGTCATGTAATCACTAATCAATAAATCTAGCTTATCTGCCATGAATAAACTTCCTCCAGTATGTTATAATATAGACAGATAAAAACTCATGCCTAAGCCTGTACCAGCAGGCTTTTTTATTATTTTTTAAGTTTTATTTTAATTTTAGCCCAGATATCTTTCTAAATTTTTATATTATTTTGATAAAATTATAATATTATACTAAATTTATTAATAATAGGAGGGCCACTATATGATTAAATTATATTTTGTTAACCATTGTTACTCTTCGAAAAGAGCTAGAGAGTGGCTAAACAGCTACAATATTCCATTCACTGAGATAAACGTAGCTAAAGATGACTTATCTACTTCAGATTTCTTACATATTTTATCTCTTACAGAAAATGGAATCGATGATATCCTTTTAGACAGAAGTGCCATGTATAAGAAATATCACCACTCATTTGAAGAATCTTCCCTAAGTGAAATGATATCATTCTTAAAAAAATACCGAACTGTTATACGCACTCCAATTATTGTTGATGAGACTAAACTATTAGTGGGGTTTACAGAGAATCGTGCAAGAAAATTTCTACCTCGTTTCCATAAAAATATTTACTTTGATTTCATAGCTGAAAACAAAGCTGAGTAAATCTGTTAGCATCAAAAATGATGCTTTTTTTGTTGAAACGTCTGATTTTTATTACACTTTTGTAAGTGTCACCTCCTATTTTAAAAAGTATAATATTCTTATAGAAAGTAGGTAAATATGAAACATACATATAAAACATTTTGGACAAAATATTCCAATTTTAAAGATGAATGTAATGTAGGTGATTTCTGGAAAATTATACTTACTCACTTTTGTATCTATACTGCTCTATTCATCCTCCTAATAATTGGTATTGGAATGCGACACAGTTACGGTAACGGTCTACCTGATGATATTCTTGTAATTGGAAGTATGTCACTATCAGCTGTGTACTTTTTAGCAACTTTACTGCCAACTCTTACAATCACTATTAGAAGATTGAACAATGCTGGTTTGCACTGGGGAACTTTATTCCTCTTCCTTATCCCCTATGCAGGACCTTTTATACTCGCCTATTGTTTAACTCTTCCAGATAAAGAAACTCGAATGAGTTATAGTTATAGATAAATTTTAAATCCTAGCCTTATGGCTAGCTTTTTTATTTTACTCTACTAATTCATCAGTAGAGTGTTTATAACAGTCGTTTCCAATATCAAATAAAGCCTAAACTGTCATTTATTCACCTCAATCTGCTCATAACAAGATTTACAAAGTAATTTACGATCAACTGATGCCATAGCTGTATTTTTGTTACAAATTTCGCACTTCATTACTGTTTTAGATGTTTTAGCTGATGAGCCCCAAAGCTTCGCAATTTGTTCCAATACTTCTGTGAATTTATCACCTTGTCTTTCATGATATCGACGTGCTTTATCTGCTCGGATTGCACTCCCTGTGTAAGACACAATTGATATTGTTAGAATTAAAAATAATGTTACTATTTCTTTTGTCATTTCTCCCCTTTCTTATACGCTTGTATTTCGCTCTCTCGTACGTTTTACATTTAGAAGGCACAAATCTATCCAAAACATATTTAAGTAGCGAAATTAGCATGATTTTTTAGCTTATTGAGCTATCTAACTCAGTTATTTCTATTTCAATTTTATTTTTGTTTCCATAAAATTTTCTAGCACAGAGAACTACTATCTGACTATCGTCAGCGTAATAACCTAATTTAGTCATATAATCCTGTAGATTCTTCATGAGATTATCTAAATCGGGCCTCGTTTGTTTATACTCGCCCCACAACCTCTTCTGTTTGATTGCATATGTGAAAACAACATCTAGAATAAGCGGTGTACCTTTTGGAAAAGACTGTTTAGGTGCTGCTTTTTTTAATGCACCTTGTAACTCATAGTTTTGAGTCCCTTTTCGGTTATAAAATACAGGATTACCGTTTTTATAAGAAACACCTTTCTGCTGTGCCGTTGTTGGCATCTTCTGTAGCTCGAAAGAAAACTTCATGTCTTACTTACCCACCTCTCTACTGGTAGGACTTCGATTTTTCCCAAAGATTTATCTTGTCGTATCTCATTGAGTTGATCCACACTATAAACAGAACGAGTAAGATATAAAACAAAAGTCATATAATTCAGTGCTAGCTTTCGAGGTTTCTCAAAATACCAATCTGTAAACTTTCGATAATGCTCTGGTGTTACTCTAGTACAGCAGTCCTCTGCAGCATTAATAAATGAGCCTACAGCTTGTTGAGTTTTAAGCCACTGTGGTTTATTCCTTAAAGACATCTGCTATCTCCTCATCAGTATATTCTGGCTCTGTATAGGGGGTAGCCCAACTAGGTGCAGATTTCACTACTTTATTACCTGCAAAAATTTCTTGTCTAGGTGTTGTATCATAATCATCTTCCCAACCTTTACCGTTAAACCATGTACTCCCATGCTTGATATAATCTTTTAAAGTCCCTTTTGCATTTATTTCTGCTAAATAGTTTTCAATACCAGTTTGAATCTCTTTATCCGTTACACCAGATTTAACAGCCTTTTTATATGCTGTAAGTGCTTTTGGCTTTCCTTTTTTATTTGGATACATTTTCCAAAGTAAAGAAAATCTATTTTCTAAATCAGATTCTTTATCGGACTTGTCCGATATATTATTAAATGATTTATTAATTGATTTATTAGATGATATATTATCTTTAAAGTTTTCTTTAATACCCTCTTTAAATTTTCTTTTAGGGGTGTTAAAGTTTTCTTTAATACCCCCATTAAGTTTATTTAAACAGGGGTAAATAAATCTCTTATCTATTTCTTTTCCAGAATATCGATATTCTAAATCTATATATCCTTTTTCTTGAAGTTTTCTAAGAGTATTTGAAATTGTAACTTTAGTTTTTCCATATCTTGTCGCTAAGTAAGCATTTGATGGGAAAATACTTCCATATGAATTAGCCATTGTATAAATTTCACTAAAAAGAAGTTTTTCAAAATCGTTTAAATCATCAGCTTCAATAATCGGAACTGGTATTTGATTAAAAAATTTTGTGCTTTGTTCCATTAGCTGGACCACCTTAAATTTCCGACATAGTTATTAGTTTTATTCTCATCTATGTGTTTTACATTTGGCAACCCTTCTGGATTATCAATAAAAGTTTGAGCCACAAGTTGATGCATAAAAGGCATTACTCGTTTGCCATTGTCTAATACAAAACTATATCTTGGACGTTGGTCTGAACTTGTGTTTAATTTTAAATTTCTACGGATATTATCTGTCAATACTTGACGAAGGTTTCCATAATTACTAATTTCATATTCTCCAATAATTTTTCCAACAATTCTCGGAGAGTTAATGTATTCTAATTTTTTCCATGTTTCTTGAGTCATATATTCCTCCATAAACAATAGGTTAGCGCTGGGTCTCCGTGAGTACATAGCGCCCGACTTACATGTCCTTCCCGCACAAAGCCTATTGTGTGATGCTGATCCATTTGATATTCAGATAAAACTATGGCTTTCTAACGTGTTTCAATGACAAAATACGATTTTCTATTATTTTCGTCTTATTGCTGAACAAATGAATCCACGCTGCTTTTAACGTGATTCCGAGCACGTATTTTTATTTAATTTCCTTGAAATCAATGGCTTTAAATTCTCCAAAACCATTTGCCACCATACATCGTTTCCATCGGTCTTTATCTTCTAGACTTTCAAACTCTATTTCAATTGTGGCCTGATAGCGTTTTTTAGGTTCTTCAGATTTACTTAAAGTTTCAATTTCTTCAGCTAAAATTCCTTCAGATAGTTTTTCTTCTTGCACTTGTGGCTGTTCATCTTGTCCATTGAAATCTTTCTCAAGTTGCTGATTGACCAACTCTTGCCGTTTTTGTTCCTCGACTTTGCGTTGAGCTTCTTCCGCTTCTTTACGAGCTTTCTCTTTTGCAATATCTTCATTCATTATTTCGAGGATTTCAGATACTTCTTTTCCATCGTCACACATACGAATATAAGGAGTGTCACTAATCCCGCTCATGAAAGCAAAATTTGAAATGTTTTTCTTGTTTTTTCTACTTTCTTCTTGTTTTAATCGTTCCTGCTCCACTGCATAAAACATACTATCTTGGAGAGTTTTCTTTGGTTTGTAATCATTGAAATTGGAAGCTTTTGCCCAATCCTCAATCATCACTTCAAAAATTCTTGAGTCAAGTTCTAAATTTTTTGTTAATTCAAATAACTCGCCACGTACTATTTCCTTACGTTCCTCTTTCTGTTTGAATTCAACTTTCTTCACACCCTCATCAATTTGGGCAATTGCTTTATCAAGAACTGCAACAGCTTTTTTAAACCACGTTTCAAACTCAGTTAGTGGTTTGTTATATTCCTTTTTAATTCGGATTTTTTCATCATTTAATGATTTATAAAGTTTACGTAATTCTGCTCTCGTGCTCTTATCATCTTTGAGAGTTTCTGCAGTAACTACACGATTTGAGTTTGCTTCAGCAATACTATTAATCTGTTTTTCAAATTTTTCACGATCAAGAACTTCAATTTTTGCAGGTTCAAATGCTACACTAATTTCACTCATTTAAAAGTCCTCCGCAGTCACTTCTTTATCAATCACTTCACCTTCTAGGACTTCTTGTGTTTCATTCTGGATATCTTTTTCTATTTCTTTAGCAGCCATCTCTTCTTTCTTTTGCTCTAAATATTTCTCTTTATCAAAAGATTGCATTTCTTCCTCAGTTGGTTCATGTACACCATTTACTTCACGAGGTTGTTTTTGCTCGAAAACTTTGCCGCCATCTTCTTCCGTGTACATTCCGTTCAGATTCTCTGGAAAAGACTCACGTAATGCATTTACTATTGCTGTTTTTCGAATCATGTTATTAGGCATTGATTTCCATGTGCTTTGTGATTTTCCAAATTCGTCTAACGATATAAACACTTCTGAGGGAATATCCCTGTCCTTGCGATACACTCTGGCCCAACCACCAACTAACTTGTCACTTGATAACTTAATTGCGCCTTTTAATTCATGTAGCTGTCCTTCACGTTCAACAACAATACCAGCTTCAAAACCTGCATAAGCTGGATGTGATTCAGCTCGTTTCATGAAGGCTTCTTTTGAAGTAATAATCTGAGCTGGACTAGTTCCATATTTGACTAAATAAACATCTTTTGTCCAAGGGTTTAATTTTTGCGCTCGTGCCAAACTCATAAAAAACATGATTTCTTGGCTTGTAACTTTTGGATTATCAGTCAGATAAGCACGTACAATTTCTGGATTGAGTTTTATCTTTTCTCCAGAAACCTCAAATTCAATTGTGCTTGTATTTTTCTTCTCTGCTACTTCGTTCTCCATTTTTAATTCCTCCAATTTTTGTTATAATTAGAGTAGAAACATTGCAAAAATTTCTACCCGCTCACTCTGCAAAGTGAGCTTTTTTATTTTTAATTTATTCATTGTTGATTCTCACGAGCACAATTAAATTAATCAGATTGACAACAAGTATCGCTATACTTAGTATTGTTGACATACTATCTCCTTATCTCGCTCCTAGTTGCTGCTAATGATTTTTCATTTTGTCATGTAGCGAAGATAATCGCTTAGTTTATAAAACGTCTTAGGAAACGTAAATTCTGGACGATAAACTGTCCACGTTTTACTTACATTGTTTATGTAGACTTCTTTACCATCAGTTGTATAAAAAGTGTCATATTCTGTCATAGTTGCTCCTTAAATATTAATCTCCTGTGTATTCAAATTTAGGTTTGCGAGAAACTCCGCGATATTTCTTCGAGTAATTACTCCATGCTATAAAAGCTGGTACAAACGTTATTCGTTTTCCTAGGTCGATAACATAGTCTTTATCAGTGGTTTCTTTTTGAAATTTGCGAATTTTAATTTGAATAGTTTCTTTTTTAACTCCTAGAGCTTCTGCTAATTTTTCATCAGTTGCCCACTCATCAGAGCTTAGTGAACTAAGATTGATCATGTTTACCCCTTTCTACTTGATGTCCCAATACTCTATCAAAAATGCAATAAACCATTTAATTGATTGAGTATATTTTCTTTTACCATTCAATACAGCACTAATATCTGTTGCAGCAAACTTATAAGGAGGATGTTTAATATTTTCAAAAGCCCAAATTATATCCTTATTACTTTTTCCTTGCGTCTCCATGAATTCCACAATTTTTAGTCGTTGGGAATCAAAACTTTGTTCTACTTCTGACATTTTTATCCTTTCTCAAATTAAATATCCTGCTTTCGCAGTAGGGGAAGTTGAGGAATCGAACCTCTTCGCCAGTCTTCCCTGTGGCTAGTACCACGTATCATAACTCCGTGATATAATGTAAGTGACCAAACTAAAATTACATATAGGAGATTTTATGAACAAAGATTATTTAACGTCGCCTTTTAGCGACGAGGCAGTAAAAAGTATATTTAAGAATTTAATGGAAGCAAATAAATCTAATACTCGACTAATAGACTCAGTTCAATCGATTTCTTCTATAGTGGAAGGCTCTATAAACGATCGAAAGCAAATGATAGATGCAATAAATAGTACTATGCCAAAAGTAAGTACTATGGCTATCCCACCAGATGTAGTAAAACAAATAAACAATTCAAGCCGTATTGCTGAAGACTTGCAAAAAATTATTATCTCATCTCAAGTAATTGAGGTATCGGAATTAACTAAAAATATTACTCAATCATTAGATAGTTTGAAACATGTTATTACCCCCAACGTTTATACATATCAGACAGATCTTTCCAAAATCGCCTCCTCTATAGAAAGTGTTTACTCAAATATTGATATTAGTAACACTCATCTATCATTCAGAGAAGACCAAAAAATATGTTCCGAGAAATATGAGATAAATGATACTATTGATACTTATACCGAAAAGAATTATAACCCCGTAGTTCAGGAAAATGATAATATACAAACTCTTGGAATTCTTCTTGGAAAATTTATAACTTCTTATCAAAAAGTTAAGCAAATTTCTTCTCATACTTATACTCTAGCCTCCGAAAATAAAATTGCGCTAACAATCTATGCAAATTCTTTCACTTTACTTGTTGAGTATCTCGCAAGTATCACAAATCCTATAATTATTTCTTTAGCTATGTCGATAATAACTACAATGATCATACACTTGAATGATATAAACAAAAAGTAATTAATTGCCCCCCACCGGGGCTTTTTTATTTTCTAAAGTTAGATAAAAAGTTAGATTATTTGTAGTTCGCCCTTGACATCCAACTACATTTCGTATAGAATAAAGGCATAGAGAAAACCCTTAATTAAAACATTTGAAACTGCCGGGAAGCGTGTTTGTAGTGTTTATAGTTAAGTTATTTTTCTAATGTTTTTTCTAACTTTTTATCTTACAAGAATCATTATATACGTTTTTGTAGTTCTTGTCAAGAAATTAACTACGTTTTTGTAAATAATTTTTAGGAGACCTATATAATGTCTGATACAACTACATTCGATAGAATAAAAGAACTCGCAGAAAAAAGGGGAAAGTCGCTCCCCGCTGTATCTGCTGATTTAAAATTTAGCGACAATCTTTTCTATCGTTGGAAAACATCCAACCCTAAAGCAAGTGACTTAGCAAAAGTAGCAGATTATTTCCATGTTTCCGTTGATTATCTTCTAGGTCGTGAAGAAAACGCAGGAAATAAAGAACCTATAGATCTTGCTGATTTAGTAGATGAAAATAAAGTTGATTGGGATGAGTGGGTGTCTTTTGATGGTAAACCACTAACTGATGAAGTTAAAACAGCATTAAAACTTATTTTAGGTAAACGTCTTGAAGACTAATCGGGGGCTCTATGAACGAACAGGAACTAATAGAGCGTATAATCCTTGAAATAGAAAAATATGGAATTGAAGTTATCAGGGACAACACTTTTCCTTTAGACGCTGTAACAAATAATAAAAAAAAGATAACAATTTTTAACCCCACTACGGTTAAAGCATTCAAATTATGCCATGAACTAATGCATATAAAGAATAATGACAGCTACCGTCTTGGAGAATGTGATACCACTAGTTCTCAAGAGAAACGAACTAATAAAGAAGCTATTCTTTTTCTATGGGATATATTCATAACTGAGGGTGGTAGCTTTGATATTTTTCAAAGGTTCATTGAAATATCTGGATGCCCTTGTGATACTTCTTTTTCTCTTCTTTGTAAAGTTAATGAAAAAGTCATAAATGAATTAAAAAAAGAAGGTACCATCCAAAAAGACTTTAGTAAAATGTCACTAAAAGAATGTGTTATTGATTACATTTCGCATTTTGATGTTGTGGAACAAATCAACACTTATCAATTTCTTGAAGCATACAATTTACCTTATGAAAATTATGATAGAGCAGTTGAACTTTTTAAAAATATGCTCAAGCTAGATTATGCTTGTTAACATAAAAACTACGTGCGCTAATCACGATAAAAGGGTAAGGAGAAAAATTTTAATGGAAAATAAGGAAAAAAAGGCTTTGCCGATTATTGCACTTATTATTGGGATTTTAGCACTTGTACTCTCTTGGGTACCAATTGTTAATAACTTTGCTGCAGTTTTAGCCGTAGTTGCTATTATTTTGGGAGTGATAGCAATTATTGTTAACCGTAAAAACAAAAAAACTTTGAGTATTGTTGGAACAGTTATTTCAGTTCTAGCTATTGTTATTGTTTTAGCAACTCAAGCTATGTACTCTAGTGCAATTGATGGTGCTAGCAAAGCTGTAAGCACTTCTATGTCAAGCTCTCAAAAAGAGGCTGAAGATAAGTTCAAATGGAATAAGTCTGATTATGATGCCCTCGTTACTGGAGATACAATGACAGGCGCTGGCGGATCCAATTATGCTACATTAGAAGCAAAATATGGTAAACCTTCTAATTCAACAGAATCTACCTCTGGAGACTATACAAGTAAAAATGTTTCATGGGATAATATGGGAGCAGAAAGCTATAAATCTGTAAGTTTAACTTTCATGAAACAAGACGATGGTTCTTGGTTACTCTCAAATAAAATGCAAACAGGTTTAGAATAAATAAACAAATAAAAAAGCCGCCCAAGTTTGGCGACTGTGGGGCGACTTTAATCAATATGTATTTGAAAAATCACGATTTTCGTGAAGTTTTCTTGTACTCTATTTTACAGAAAAAAGGAGTAGAAATCAAATGTGGGTTGAAGAATTAACCAATGGAAAATATAAATACATTGAACGTTACATAGAACCATATACTGAAAAAACTAAAAAAACATCCATAACTCTTGATAAAAACACTGCACAAGCCAAAAAACAGGCGCTCACACTGCTTCAAGAAAAAATAGATAAACTTACCAACACGAACAATATAACAGCTAAAATCACGCTATCAGAGCTATATGAAGAGTGGTTCTCTCGCTATAAGATTACTGTAAAGCAACGGAGCGCTCTAGCTACTTCTAAGGCAATGAAAAAAGTGTTTGTATATGTTCCCAAAAATAATCTAGTTAAAAACTTGGATCGTCAAATATTCTTAGATTTTTTTGATAAGATATATAGTTTTGGTAATCTATCCTACGCTTACACTATCCAAATAAAAAATACACTTGGAAATATGCTTAATTACGCTGTTGAAAGGGAATATATTGATAAAAATCCAATAGCTTCCATCAAAATTAAAAGAAAAAAAGACCAAGAAGAAAATCATAAGCAAAAAATGGATGAGAAGTTTCTTGAAAGAGAAGAAATCGATGATATAATCACATATTTAAAGAAGAATAAAAATAATTTACTACATGCGAGAATAGTTGAATTTTTATGGCTCACTGGATTGAGATATGGTGAACTACAAGCTCTACAATGGAAAAATTATAATGGCATAAGCATAGAGGTAAATGGTACTCTCGGGATAAATAATGAAAAAATTAGTCCAAAAACTGTAGCAAGTAATCGAATTGTTGATCTCCCTCAAAGGGCAAAAGATATTCTTCAAGAAACGAAAGCAGCAAACAAACTATATTTTGATCGAGCAGAACCAGACGACTATATTTTTCTTTCAAATAGAAAACTCCCTCTAGGAGTTCAATCCTTTAACCGTATTCTCAAAAAAGCAGAAAAAGAATGCAATATAAACAAATCACTTTCTAGCCACATATTCCGTCATTCTCACGTTTCACTTCTCGCAGAGTTAAATCTCCCTTTAAAATCTATAATGGAACGTGTAGGTCATTCTAACGCTAATACAACGCTAAAGATTTACAACCATGTCACTAAAAAAACTCGTGAAGAAGTTATTGAAGCTCTTAATAATATTTAG